CGGTGGTCGCCGTATCATTAGTCTAGATTATTACTTTTGTCTAGCACTTCTTCGAGGGCTTTATAAAGTGCTATAAAGGTCTTACCTGTTCCTGCGACACCATGTAGCATCATAAAGGATTCCCCTTGCTTATAAAGTTCAAAAAACTTCTTCTGATTCTCAGTCAAGGGGGATATCACATCCATGTCATCAAGACGAATCTTTAGACGGTTATGTGATAAGGTCAATTGAGGTTGACGGTCTTGTTTTTCTTGTCTTTTTGCCATATTGCCCTCTAAAATAAAAAAGGACAGCGATGCGTTACTGTCCTTCTGGTTGATACTGATAACTTTAGCAGTAACCATCAGTGCCTTGATAGTTTATTATGCAAGTTACTTTTTGGCTGTGAAGATCCGATCTTTGAAAGCACCTCCCTAAATCCATTGTCGATTGTGCGAACACCCAAACGAACAGGATCTCCTACTCCAGGAGTCCCAATCATAAGGGTGAGGGTTTGTTGTCCGCAGGCAGGGCAAGGTTCACCCTCTGGGACTTTTCTGTCTGCGATAGATCGCATCTGAGTGCTAACCTCAGAACAAGATGAGCATTTGTAATCGTAAAGTGGCATAAAGTTATTTATGCATTTTGCAAGTTATACCAGGGCGGAACTCCACGAACCTTCCAACTTGCCAAATGCTGCTTACCTCCATTGTAATAATTTCTATAGGAAGCGATAGAATCGCCCGGTACCTTATATGTATCAGGCATGGCGGGAGTTGGTTGAGTGAAAGGTAGACCTCGAGTTTTGTCTAGCGCTTCAGGCGGTAAGTAAAGTTTTTGTAGCAAACCACTCCCCTCTACTTTATGCACCTTGACATACCTGGCAGTGTACTCTTTGCACAGGTAGTGAAGCAATCGATACAACCAGACATAGTTTGAGTATCGCTGTCTTACCCAAACGGCAGAAGGATGATTAATGTGAGTAGCACTATAGAGAATACCATCACGATCATCGGGAAGAGAATAAGTAGTACGCTTCCTATTAGTTTTAGAAAGACCCACAACCCGATGACCATCAAGAACCCTATGAGCAGTAGAGAGAAGCTGAGCATATTCAAGTATCATCTTTACGGTATGTTTGTCATTGTGCATCTGAGCACACTCTAGAGGGTCATGCGAAAGATAAAAGATGTTCATTCTATGTAGCTTTGTTCAACTGAGTCTAACACCGACTTGATAAGTGACCTTCCTTTGTCAGAAAACAGGTCACATTCAAGCGCTTTCTCAAGACATGATATCACATGGACGGGGTCAACTTCAACCAAATTATAGTTGTTGACTTTATGCACTACATTGCCAAATGCGTTTATGGCAATGATCGCCAACAAGATCTCCTCGTCGGTGTAGAAGGAAATCTTGAAAGCGACAGGTCTATTGCTTCGGTATGGAAACTTAATTATCCTAGCTGACATCTGTGATGTATTCTAGTTTTTTGTCATCGTCCATTCCAAAAAGATAAGCATTGTCTTTATCGTAAATTTCCAAATATTCTTTCTCGCTGATGACCCTATGTGAGACAATTGTCTCAGTTAGATGTTCTTGTGATAGTTCTTTTGCATTATCACAGGTCACCGTATCGAGCGCCCACTCAGATTTACCCTTGGGGACACGAACAGCATATCGAATTCTAAAGGTTGATACGGTTTCTACTAAAACGATTTCTGTCTCACGAACTTTAGACAAAGTGAAGCTTCCATCGTTATTATCTTTCCAATTAAGAACATCACCTTCACCCCACTCCATCTCATCTAGGAGATCTTGTGGCAAAGGAAGGACTGCATCGCCATTAGGCGCTTCCTTTACTTCAACTGTAAAGCTCTTGAGTTTGGCGCTGTCGCTCATTACGAAAATTCCTTTTATAAAGTTTTGCAAGGGGGACCTTGCGCTGTTTATACAGACCAGAAGTCAGAAGATCAAAAGCGATAGGGTCGCGTCTTTTTACTTTTTTAGTGGACATAGTGGCATTGCCTGGTTGATCGAACATACCGACCGTAGGCATCATACAGAGGGATGGTTACACATTGCCTTCGAGGGGGCGGAGCGTAGTAATGACCACCATAAGCTACTCGAGGGGGAGGTGCATATTGAACCGCAGGGGGTGCATAATAAACAGGTGGCGGAGGAGTTGCAGGTTCAGCAGTTGCACGTCCGATAAGGAATCCTCCCGCAATTGCCGCAAGAGCAGCTTGCTCGACAGGTCCCCAAGCGTTTGCTTGAAATGAAGCGACTGAAATTGCTATTGCAGCGATGACTTTTTTCATTATTGATCCTCGTAGCTGTAAGCAGCGTAAAGCCCTTCCATATGTGCTACCCAAGCGGCAAACTCAAGGTCCTCACGCTCTTTTTCTTCTTTGAGACGCTCAAGCAAAATCTCAGCGTCCCGCTGGCGAAGGAGATCTGAGATCTCCTGCAGTAGAATATTTATATTTTCGTGATTCATTTGGATTCCATATCCCAAACTTTAGAACTGAGAAGAACATCGATATGATGCTGTTGCTCTTTTGCAGAAAGTTGTCCGAGCAGCTGAATCGTCAGCGACTGCAAGTACCCCACAGTAAAGGCATAGTCGTTCTTGCGAGTAGACTGTCTAGCAAAATTTGAGACAATCATATCAAGCTGCTCACGGGTCATCTTCTTAGCCATGTCGTTTCCTCTCAATCAATCGACAGAATCAATTATACAGGACTGAGCAGAAAGTGCAACCGGAATTTTCCCTCTGTTGTTTTGATGCAACAAAGTGTTGTTTTTGTGCAACACTAGATTCTCTCAATGTCTTCCTCGTCGCAGGCCTGGCCATACTGAATTTCTACAATTTTCAGGGGAATAGTAGAATGATTTTCAAGTTTATGCCACTCGTTTTTTTCAATCTTGATAACATCAAACTTTCGGTAACGACCTTTTAGTAACATGATATTTTTGTCATCATGTTTCTGATGGGTCCATAGAGTAGCAAAGCCATCAGCAACCAACCAAAGTTCGCTTCGGTGAGCGTGTCTTTGCATACTTAATGCCTTGCCGGGTTCTACATAAAGTTCCTTCACCTTAACTTGTGAGTTAGGTTGGTGTAGAACGGTATAGTACCCCCATGGTCGCCTTGTAATTTCTTGTTCCATATGATCTCCTACATATAATCGCCGCCAGAGAACCGCATTAAGTAATTATATACCCGTTCCGGATTTTGCTCAAACACAGCAATTGGGGTTTGCAGATCGAACCCCTTATTTGGCCTGTTCCACCAATCGTCTACAAGGTTCTTGCCCACTAGTGCGGTTAGTAAAGCATCACATCTCAACTTTAGGTTTTCTTTCGTCTTCATTTTGATGCCATTAGGTACAGTCCCACATTCGAGAAGGCGTACCCACCAAAGGCGATAAGCATGCCTATGTTGCCCTTGATGCCTTGCTCGATAGCAACATACAAATATATAAGCCCGACTAAAAGTATAAGATTAGCACTCATGTTGCATCGCAATATAAATAATGAAGGGACACAATCCCAACCATGTTAAACAACCCAAAAGGTGCGCCATGTTAAAATTTCTAAAAGCTGTTTTCGAAGGTGTAGTTGAAGGTCGTGCTCGTAGAGCCCAATTGAATCTACAGTCACGCAGATTCATCACCGACTAAATCTCAAGAAGTTGGTATGTGTAAGGGTCATCTTCTTGTAGCCCTCGCTCATATCCCACATATCCCCTCGGGTTTGCAACTACACGGGTTTCGGCTACCATGTAGTCAAACTCTGAGTGGGTATGACCATGCACCCACAATTTGATTCTAGGCCTATCTGCGATAAAGTTTTCCAAGTCGCTTCTGTAGGCACCATTCATATGCACATCCCGCTCGTATTTCGGTTTCACGCTTTTATGGCTGGGTGCATGATGCCCGACTACAACTACCGGCAGATCAGGATAAGCGTCATAAAACTGCTCAATCTTCTCAAGCGCCTGCTGATGCTCAAACAAAGTATCAAGAGCAGTTAGTCGTCTACCCTTCAAAGAGTTCTTGATGATGCGGTAGTCATTCATCGCTCCTTCTGCGACCAACATTGAGTGATGATTCTGCCGATTGAAGTCACTCCAAAGCGTAGCGCCGATAAACATCACCCCCTTGATGATTCTAAACTCCTTCTCTAGGAAGTGAATGTTAGGATACTTATCAAGTTCAGTTTTCAGAATCTGATAAGAGGTACAGATGTCTCCATTGTAATGCTCATGGTTGCCCATGATGTAAACCACATCTCGAAACTGCTCTGAACATTGTTTGAAAAAGGTGTGGTATTCATCCCCATCCCTCTCCCGCAAGAATCCCGCGGCGACACAGATATCACCTGCTAGAAGTAGAACCTCCGCACCTGCATCATTGTTGACGGGGAGTTGTCCAAACTCGAGATGGACATCTGACATTAGGGCGACCTTCAAAGGGGTACCTCACTGTATGCATTGACATAAACATGAACTTGCTTATCGGGATATACTTGCTCGTTGACTTTTCGAATGAGGTCAACAGGAATCTGCTCGAGGGTGGGCCACACCCCCAAAATAGTCTCTTTGACAGGACGGTTGAGTGTGTCCATAAGTTTCACACCCACGATATAGCGAGTTGAAAACATCAGTTCTCTTCCTTAACATCACGCACAGAGGTAATTGACTCATAGAGGTTCTCGAACTCTTCATGCTCCTCTACTTCTTGCGTGAAGTTTTGGGAATGATAAACCTTCGCCATGCGCCTGAAGGTTCTTTGATGTAATCTCTTTCTCCCTCGATTCGAGTCATTGAGTTCGAGATTTCTTGCAGCGCCTCACGAATTTTCTTTCGGTCGGCGGGGTTACTAAGCATAATACTCATTTCATCTCCTTCTTTCACTTGATCCCAAAGTCTTGGGGTCGGTATCATCAGTAATATATTGGTAACCCCCTTTATTGTAAGCGATGGCGACTCGCTTACTTTTTGCGATAATTTCTTCTCGCACTTCAGGAGGTTGCTTTTGCAGATTGAAAGGATCCATGATGCTCTTGACTGCAAGAGCACCTGTGGTGCCACTATCTACACTAGGAATTCTCGAGGCGCCGGTGTCACGCCTATACGCCTTAGGCGCCGGTGTTGCGACGAAACCTTTCTTTGGTTTTTGACCAGAAGGATTTACACTTCGCAACCAGGCCTCGTATTCCTCGATCTCTTGGCGGGTCTTGCGGTTCGCTTTTTTGGAAGGTTTTGTGTTTGTATAGATCAGCATGCCAGCTCTCTTTCAAATCAACCTTATCGATCATATCAAAGTCAGAACTGGCTGTCAAGCGTTTTTTCGGGGGCGCCCTCGTGCTTTTTTAACTTCCTGTTGTATTTCTACAACAGCAGGTGCTACGGGAGGTGGTAAGAGTCCAGGAAAAGTTTCTCGCACCAACTCCTCGGTCACAGCAGTGTAAAGTTCAGTCAATCGCTTGTCTTTGATTGCACATACAACCTCAGCCTCTTTGAGGTTAATACTTTCAAGCAACTGGATGAATAGCGACTCAAGTTTGATCTTGTGAAGGTTGGGGGGCGGAGTGATCCAAGTATAGAACCTACGCATCTCTCTATACAGATTAGTCTCTGCCAATCCCAATGGTGGCGCCTTGTCTTTGTTGTAAGGGGGTTCACCTTCCGGCAACTTCATTTTAATGGCAGGATCAAAGTTGATACGAAAGACATCCTGTAGGATAGGTGAATTGTGCTGAATGAGAATCGCTTTTCGCTGTTCAAGCGTTTCAGCTTTCTGCACACGATCAAAAATTTCAGGAATTAGTAAGCGCATGTTAAAACTCCGATATAAGTTCAAGCATCTGCTTCATGCGATGCTTCATAAAGTAGTTCAGTAGTTGACTACGATCTTTTTGTGGTTGGGACACAAAGGTATTTATAATACTTTCTTTGATATCCCGGTCAATGCAAGTAAAGTCAACTAGTGCTTTGTTGCGCTGGTAGTTAGTATGAAAGGTTGAATCGGACGGCATGGTGTTGGGATCTCGAATCCACTCCTCGAGTTTCTTGGTGAGGATGGGTTTCTGCCTGCGACCTTCCACCAAGCAGTTATCATCAGACAGGATGTTGGGGATCCCGTCTCCCGCATCTCCTCGAATGATATGCTCGATAACATAGGACTCTGGAGACCTTTCGGGTTTGACAAACTTCTTCTGAATGGGGCTGTACTGTGCCACATTCCTGTACTTTTGCAGTTGAATGAAGTCATGGTCACCCGAGATGATCAGGAAGGGCTTGGGTTCCTCAAGCATACCTGACAAATCATTGGTTTGCGACCACTCAGCGAGTGCAGCAATGATATCGTCAGCTTCTGCACCTTCCACACGGATAACAGGATAGGGAAAGACAGCGTTCAGTTCCTCACGGACAGCAGACAACGCCTCGAAAATCGCACTCCAGTCGTATCCCGACTCCTCTCGATCCCGCTTCCTATTCGCCTTGTATTGAGGAAAGATTTTGCGACGCCAATAGTTTTGCCCGTCACAAGCAAGAACTAGATCGCCATACTTTGCGCCAAACTTATTCTTGTAACCTCGAATAGTATTGATGATCATATGGCGAATCAGAGGCAGGTTGATATCTACATCCTTTCTGCCGCCGAGTTCAGCCATCAGGTTTGAGATGGCGGTTTGACTGTAATCTACAACTATCATTTAATAGCCCTTACGATTAGCGTGTCTGCATTAAGGCGACCATTAGGTTGTGAGTCAACTGCCTTGATGCCGTCCATGAACTTTCTTAGTTGCACTTTGCCTGCTTTGAGAAGGTCCTGTAGAACGATTTCTGGTTTACGAACTGTCTTTTGCACACTCTGCTCTGGTTCGTAGTTCTGCAGCGTAGTGCCCTTGACTTGAATGCCTGAGGAACTTTCGGTGCGATATACAGCGAGCTTTCTCGTCTTGGTGTTGAACACCCACACCTGCATAGCACCCACGATCTCGGTAGGTGACACAGAAGTGATCTTCAGCTGGTCATCCTGTGACTTGTACTTGAGATCCTTAACTTGCAAAGTAGGTGACTTCACTTTCTTAGCACGGGGCTTGCGATTCGCTTTCTTGAATGCAGAATACTTCTCTGCCTCTTCCAGGAACGAAGCAAGTCGCTTAGCGAAGGCAATCAAATCTTTCTTCTTGAAGTTTGAGTATCCCTCAATCAGATCCTTGTCTTTACCTTCGAGCACCTCAATAGGTTCACGAAGTTTGCTCTTGACCCATTCTCGAATCTCATCGCTGGACGCCTGTGGCATCTCGTTCTTTTTCATATCGTCAAGCAAGGAGAATGGCGTCTTGGGATCTTTCGCCAGGTCGTCAATGACTCCTTCTAGCTCGCCAATGTAGGCAGCGATACGATTCTGAGTAGCTTCCTGAATATTGACCTTGGGCGCTGTGACAATCTTCTGCACCTGTGGCAATGG